GGGTTGTATTGCGCGGTCAAGGCTGGCGCCGCGATCACTGCTGGGACGATATGGCTGGCGCGATAGAGGACTTCGATCTATTAGATGACCTAATCAATCCAACGCCAAAACAGTTAGAGTGCATCGAAGCAACTGATAAATATAGATTTGTGCTGTACGGAGGCGCCGGCGGTGGCGGGAAAAGCTACCTCTTGCGTTGGTGGTGTCTGCGGCAACTTCTCAAGCGGTTTGCGGATACAGGCATTCGCGGGCTGACAGTTGGCCTATTCAGTTCAGACTATCCCACGCTGCGGGATCGGCAATCGAAGAAGATCAAGATCGAATTTCCCGAGTGGCTAGGAGAACTCAAAGAGAGCCGCGACGAGGGCTGGAACTATTTCGTCAAGGACGAATACGGCGGCGGCCGCATCGCTCTGCGCAATTTATACGATCCGTCATCTTATAAGTCTGCCGAATTCTGCGACATTGCGATTGAGGAGCTGACCGAGAATGATCGAGAGGTATTCGAGGATTTGGTGCTGTTCCGATTGCGCACTCCTGGGGTCGCCCGCCCGTGCTTTCTGGGAGCTACCAACCCAACCGGCAAGGGATTGCAATGGGTCAAGGCACTGTGGATCGATCGCAAGTTCCCGAAGGAACTCCAAAAGATCAAGCATGAATTTAAGTTCGTGCAGGCGCTATTGCAGGACAACCCGTACCTTGGGCAGGACTATCGCGATTCATTAGAGGGCTTGCCCGAAAAGAAGCGCAAGGCTGTCCTCTACGGCGATTGGACGATCCCCGAGGGGCAGTATTTCATCAACTTTGAGGAGTCTGGGCGCAAGATACAGCACGCGATTGTGATGCAAATCGTACAGCCCTGGTGGCCGCACTGGATCGGTCAGGACTGGGGATTCAAGCACGCGAGCCCGGTTTACTGGCACGCGCACGGGTTTGTAAGCCCCGCGCAGGCGAAATTGTTGGGCCGGGACTGGGACGCGCCGCGAAAGTGCGTGTTTACTTATAGGGAACATATTGCAAATTTAGCGGATACAGATACGAGCGAGATTGAACTTGGACAGGAAATCCAAACAAAAAGCATCGGCGAGAAGCTGAAAGCGTGGATTCTATCCGCAGACGCATTCGGCAAGAAGAACAGCCAACACACGCCGGCCGAGTTGCTCAAGCAGGGCGCAAAGTCGTTCCCCGAGCCGCAACCGTGCGATATGACGCCCGGATCGCGTGTCTCTGGTTGGCGGTTCATGTACTCGCTGATCCAGTCCGACACCTGGTTTATCTCGGACATGTGCCCCGAGGCTATCGCGGCGATCCCTTCGCTGGAGTACGATTCAGACAAGGGCGGCGAGGACATCCGCAAGACCGACCACCTGTATGACGATTGCGGCGATTGCTTGCGCTACGGGCTGGTTGATATGCTGGGGACGGTCAAGGTTCCTGATCCGGTGCGGCGTGCGGAGATCGCAGCGCAGATTGTTCCGCCTGACGCGGCGCCAACAGCCGAGCAGATGACGCAGTTGTCCATTGCAATGCGCAAGTTTGAGGCGGATGCGAGGAATAAGCCAAAGCGGAGGGGAAGATGGTCGGTACGATAAAGAGATGGCTGGGCATTGAGGCGCTGGAGCGCGAGAACCTGACGCTGGCGAAGGCTCTCAAGGCTGCGCATCGGCGCATTGCCGAAGTGCGGGAAGAAGCAAAATCTGAGGACTCCAGGATTCGAGAAGAAACGATTCCCGGCATTGGAAACCACGAGGAGCGCATCGTATCCCTTGAACAACGTTTGACAGCCGAAGCCGAAAAGCCGAAGATTATTGCGAAACCAGCCGCGCCAAAGCGTGTAAACTGGCGTCAGGCGCGTGAAGCGCTGGAAAATCGCGATTCACCGGAGGAAGTATGAATATTAGCTATGAAAGCGGCCCTAATCTGATCGAGGCATTCAATGCCGACAAACTGGCAGCGGAAGCCGCAAAGCCTGAATTCGTCTCGGCCAGCGTATATACTCCTGGCAAGACGGTGCATATCGCTGGAACTGATTACAAAGTTGGGCGCGCTGGAAACCTCATCAAAGTACGCTAAACAAGGAGCGAAATGACCCCTGAACAGCAAGAAGCATTGGACGCAACCGCCGCCGAGCGCGCACCTTCTCTCGGATTGCCGCATGTGGTGGACGGCCCGCAGCCTTATCACGCTGGTGCGCTGACGCCCGCCTACCATGTTCCGGGCAACATGGTTTCCACCACCGACCAAATCGAAGCGCACATAGCCGAATCCCTCGAACCGCAGCCGGAAAACGGGAACATCGGACTCCTGAGCGTTGTTGATCCCGCCGAACCCAGCGCCGCTGATCTGGACGCCGTAGCCGCCGAGGAATCGGCGAGGGAGGCCACTCTGTCCGTGCCGACCGTCGAAACCAAGGAATACAGCGACGGAACAACGGCAACGGGAGTCGCACCGCTTCCCGACCAATCACCCGCGCAGCAAGCAGAACAGGAGCAGACCCTTGGAAATGCCTAAATCCCTTTCACGCCTCGGCAGCCGCCGCGGCGAAGCTGCACCCGAAGCCGCCAAAGCACCCGCGCACGTCGATACCGGCGAACAGCCTGAAGGCGACCACATGCACGCCGCAGCTGAGGCGATGCACACAGCTGAACCCGGCTCCAAGCATATGATCGTCTCGCACGACGGCTACGGTATGAAGTCGCACGGCATCGACGAGCAGGGCAAACATGATCCCGAGCAGGGTGCGCACGACCACGACAACATCGAAGCGCTGAAGGACCATATGAACCAGTTCTTCGATGAGGAAGCTCAGGAGCCCAGCGAGAAGGGCGAAGAGCCGGAAGAGAACCAGAGCCTTTATTGAGTTTGAAGCAGGGTGGGAAAGTGGTAATCCGCGGGGCTCATAATCCTGAGACGCCGGTTCGAGTCCGGCCCTTGCAACCAATCAACCGGGCAATCTGCCCATGGAGAATGCAAATGAAGCTGTTTCGCTCGCTCGTTTCCCTGATCGCTGTAGCCGGATTCGTCGGCGTGGCAGCGTTTGCCCAGGACAATCCCAGCCAGTTCGCAGGACAGATTCGCGCTCTGAACTTTGCCTATGGCGTAGCGCAAAATACTCCCGCTCTACAGGTTGATGTCGCCGGTGGACCGTCGGCGACCGGAACCGCTACGCTGACCGTGGCCTATGGAACCGTGAGTTTGTCCGATGGAACCATCATTTCTCCCCTGAACACGAATGCGCCGGTTACCGTCGGCACAGGCGCGAACCAGGAGACGGTGACTCCAAGCGCGGTAAGCTGCTCTACCCCGCTGGTTTACCAGTCCTGCTCGTTTACAGCGTCATTCAGCTACCAGCACGGCACCGGCGACCGCGTATCCAGCGGAACCTTCGGCCTGCAGGAGGCAACCAATTACGCCTCAAGCATTGGCGGAGGCCAGGTGGTTGTGGATGCTAAGTGGGTCGCCCAGGGAGGAACGCAAGCAAATCTCTTGGCGGTAACTCTTCCCGGCGGCGTCGGCTTGGTGGATAACCGGCTTGGCGACGGCCCAGTAGCGGTCACGGTGAGCTTGACCAACGCGCAGATTCTGGCGCTGAATACCACTGCGGTCAAGTTGCTCCCCGCGCCCGGAGCCGGTTATTTCTGGACTGTCATCAAGGCGACCGTGGTCAACGAGAACACGGGGACTGCATACGCTTCGGGCGGTGCGCTCACAGTCGGCTATGGACCAACCACAGGTTTAACTCAGGCGCTCTCCGGAACCATCGCCGCAACGTTCCTCACATCCCCCACCGTGGCACAGGTGATTCAGTTGGCGGGCGCGTATCTGGCCTCTTCGACCGAATCGACCTATGACAACGAGCCGATCTACATCAACGCAGCGACAGGCAACTTTACCACCGGCACAGGCACGTTGAAGGTTACGCTGGTCGCGGCTCTTCAGGCCAAGTAAATGCCGGCCGTCTCCAAGAAGCAGCGCGAGGCTATGGCCATCGCAGAACACGACCCCGGTAAGCTGAATCCAGCGAACCGGGGCCTCCTTGCGATGTCGCACAAGCAACTGCACGAGTTTGCGGACACCAAAGAGGCTGGACTGCCAGAGCGTAAGGGCAGCATGATTTCGGCGCGGAGGAAGAAATGAGCGTTTTAGGTCCTCAATGCTGCACCGCCATACAAACATCAGGAAAATTTTTTGTGTGCGAGTTAAAACCAGGTCATCGAAGCGCACACTGGGACGCTGGACAGAAAGTAAGTTGGGACGACAAGAAGATTGTCCAAATGATACCGATGGAGTCAAAATGAGTATGTTGGCGGCGCGCAAGCCGAAGAAATGGATTCAGGGTGCGGTGAAGCACCCCGGCACACTCACTGCGGAAGCCTCAGCGTCGGGCCGCTCCAAACTCGACCAGGCCGAGGTTGATTCGCACTCATCCGATCCATCGAAGCGCGGGCGTGGGCTATTGGGGTTGCGCTTCATTAAGCACAAGATCTGAAAGGCCAGCATGATCAACGCCGCCG